TTAATTGATAAAAACCTTTTGAACACAAAAGGAAATGTGACGAAGCAAAGTAAAAAGGAGAAGCGCAATGGCACTAACAAGGAAATTCTTAACGGCACTTAACATCGATGCCGACAAAATCGATGAAATCATTACCGCACATTCTGAAACCGTGGATGCACTCAAAGCCGAACGGGATAATTTCAAGGCAGAGGCAGAAGCAAATTCCGAGGCTAAAGCAAATGCCGAGAAATTGCAGAAGCAGGTAGACGAGTTAACAAATCGGGTTGAGGCTAACGGCAAGGACACGTACAAGGTAAAGTACGATGCTTTAAAGGAAGAATTTACGGAATACAAAAACACCGTAAAGGCAGAAAAGACCAAGGCAGACAAAACCGAGGCATACAGAAAGCTTTTAAAGGAAGCAGGCGTATCTGAAAAGCGCATAGAGGCGGTTTTAAAGGTATCGGATATCGATTCCCTTAAGATTGATGATAAAGGCGTTTTAGAGGGCGCAGACGAGCTTAAAAAGGCAATAGCCGAGGAATGGGCAGACTTCATCGAAAAGACTGGTGTGCAGGGCGCAAGCACGGCTACACCACCTGCATCAACAGGTAGTGGGGCTAAAACCAAAGAGGAAATTTTGAAAATCAAGGATACCACCGAACGACAGAAAGCGTGGGGTGAGTATCTGGCTAATCAGCAGAAAGGAAATTAAAAATGGCAGTTGAAACTTTAAGCACTCCCAGAAGTGAACTCCCTAATACATTCACTAATGTATCAGCGAGAGAGTTTGATTTTGTAACCCGTTTCGGTTCATCTTGGCAGGCACTTGCCGAAGTACTGGGAATAATGAACCCCGTAAAGAAAGAGGCAGGCACAAAGCTTGTATCTTACACCGCATCCGTAGACCTTGAGGATGGCGATGTACCCGAGGGTGCTGTTATCCCTTATTCAAAGGCAACCGTAGTAGAAGTTGCACACGCAGACCTTACCCTTAAGAAGTATGCAAAGGCTGTAACCGTAGAAGATGTTAACAAGTATGGCGCAAAGATTGCCGTACAGAAAACCGATGATGCATTCCTTAACGAGTTGCAGACAAAGGTAATGGACGATTTCTACGGCTTTATCGAGGCTAACGACAGCACCCTTGATGGCACAGAGGCTACTTGGCAGATGGCTGTTGCAATGGCAATCGGAAAGGTACGTGATAAGTTTAAGAAGATGCGCAAGAACGTATCTAACATCGTTGTATTCGTAAACACCCTTGATGCTTACAAGTATCTTGGTAGTGCGGATATTTCCATACAGAGCCTTTTCGGTATCGATTATGTGCAGAACTTTATGGGCGCACAGACCATGATACTTTCTTCCGAGATTGAGGAAAACGAGGTTATCGCAATCCCTGCTGATAACATCGTGCTTTACTACATCGACCCCTCAAGTGCTTTCGCAGACCTTGGGCTTGTATACGCCACCGATGGTGATACAAACCTTATCGGCTTCCACGCAGAGGGCAACTATACCACAGCCGTAGGAGAGTCTTTCGCACTTATGGGAATGAAACTGTGGGCAGAATATGTTGACGGTATCGCAAAGATTACGGTGAACGCAAACCCTTAACAAGCCTCACAGTTGAGTCCGAAACTGATGAGGCAGTATTCCCTTGGACAGACAAGAAAGCAAGCGATATGCAGGCTAATGTCAAAGTAACGGATAACGCAATCACTGGTACGCTTCACTTTATCGAGGGTGGACTTGCACCCAGTGGACCTCTTGCAGGCGATGGTAACTTCCTTGCACTTAAATTCAGCGCAACTAACTGGAATGCATACGATACCGCAAAGGTAGGACTTGTACCCAGTGCAAGCGGTATGGACTTGGTAGATATCAAGTCAGACCCCGATAAGAATGGCGTATTTAAGATTGCAGGAATGGTAGGCGATACACCGCAGAGATTTAAGGTAGAACTTACCAAGGATGGAGTCGTACAGACAAAGGTATACGACCTTTCGGGTCTTGTTTTGGAGGACGACAGCGTATGAGATATCTTGCCGTAAAGTCTTTTACAGATGCGCAGGATAACGGCTATAAGTACCACGTGGGGGATACATACCCCCACGATGGGTACAAGCCCACCGCAGAGAGAATAGAGGAACTGGCAACGGATAAAAACCGTAGAAGATGCCCTATGATTGAAGCGGTAAAGGATGAAGCCGTAGAAGCCGAAAAGGTGGAAACCGTAAAGGAAGAAACCCCCAAGGCTGAAAAGAAAGCAACTGTAAAGAAAGTAGATAAGCCCAAAAAGGGCAATACAAAACCGAGGAAAAAGACGGATGTTAAGTGAAATCTGCCACGAAATCAATAACTGGTTTGAGAAGCTTGTAATCGTAGGCGATATAACCATCGAAAATGGTAACATCACCAATGATAAGTTTCTTGAAAAGATACAGAATAATCAGTATTTCCGTATCGTTGGGAGCGTGTTTAATGATGGCATATACAAGTATACGGGAGAAGCTATCACAGACCTTGCCAATGAAGTGTATCACGGTGGGGTTTGGCTTTTGGCTATCCCTAAAGAAATAATCACTCTATCCGATGATATCGATGCGTGGAAAGCCAAATATGCAACCGCAGACAGCGTGGCTATGTCGCCTTTTACATCCGAATCGTTTGACGGTTATTCTTACAGTAAATCCGCAGGCGGTGAGTCTGGCGGTGGTACAAGTTGGCAGGCAACCTTTGCAAGCCAGTTAAACAAGTGGAGGAAAATATGAGCCTGCTTGATGAATATATGGAAAATTGTATTATGCTTGATAAAAGGACAGTGCCCGATGGCTATGACGGTTATACTACCGAATGGGTAGAGGGTGCGCCTTTTAATTCTGCAATAGTAATTGATTCATCCATAGAGGCGAAAAGGGCAGAAAAAGAGGGCGTAACGGGCATATATACCGTAACAACATCCAAAGCCCTTAATCTCCAGTATCACGATGTTTTTAAGCGGTTATCAGATGGCAAGATATTCCGTGTAACATCGGATGGTGACGACAAGAAAACGCCTGCAAGTGCCACGCTTGATATGCGACAAGTTTCAGCAGAGGAGTTTGAATTGCCCAATGGATAAAGCACAAGCATTGCAAACATTCTGGGAGTCTTTCGGCATCCCTGCATACGAACAGACCACCGTGCCAGAAACGGCAACAATGCCGTATATCACTTATTCAGTATCTACGGATAGTTTGGATAATGTGGTTAATATGTCTGCATCGGTTTGGTATCATTCTACTTCTTGGAAAGATATATCAGAAAAGACAGAACAAATTGCAAGGTATATCGTGGGTATGAACCCCCCGTCAATCAAATTTGATGGCGGTAGGTTATATATCGCAAAGGGTAACCCGTTCGCACAGCGTATGGCAGACCCTAACGATGATATGATACGCAGGATGTATCTTAACATACAAGCCGAATATTTAACGGCTTATTGATGAAAGGAGACTAAAATGGGAAGATTTACCGTAATCCCCGAAAATACCTTTAACGGGTTACAGCTTGACGCAGGCGTACTGCTCCGCAGATTTAACCCTGCAAACCCCGTTGCGCCTGCTGACGAGGATATTATATGTGCTACCACGGGCGGTATCAATCCGAGTTGTGTGCCTACATATTCAGACCTTGGGGAAGATGTAGACAACGTGCCCGTAAATATGAAAGAGCTTAAGCACCTTGATAGTTGGGAGTGCAAGATATCCACCACATCGCTTGGAACTACCCCCGAACTTATCAAACTCGCCCTTGGATGCGCCGATATCGATGCACAGACAAGCGCAATCGTACCCCGTAAAGACCTTGCCCAGACCGATTTTTCGGATATTTGGTGGGTAGGCGATAGGGCTGACGGTGGGCTTGTTGCAATTCAGCTTAAGAATGCACTTTCAACAGGTGGTTTTTCATTACAGACCACCAAGAACGGCAAAGGGCAGATTGCTATTGAGATAACTGGGCACGTTTCCATTAACGCACAGAGCGTTGTACCTATGGTATTCTATTCAATGGATGCCGAGGAGCAGGCAAGCTACAAAGTTACCCAGACACTTTCACACGTTACATCATCGTTTGATGGCTACTATGTAGAGTCGGGCGAGGCATTTACCGCAACACTTACAGCAGACAGCGGATACACCATCGAAAATGTAATCGTTATGATGGGCGGTGAGGATATCACCGATACCGCATATAGCGCAGGCACGGTAACGGTAGCAAGTGCATCTGGAGAGATCGTAATTATAGCAACGGCAGTAACAGTATAGGAGTGAACATATGAAACTTTCGGACATCAAAGGCGAGCAGGCATTAGATGCAATAGCAGACCTTATAGACCCTATAAGCGAGATAGCACAAGATAAGATTCTTGTGGGCTTGATAAGGGCAAGAAACAAAATTGAGGCAATAAAATTAGGATTGCGAAAACACCAAAAATCCATTTTGGCAATTCTTGCAATCTTAAATCAGCAGGATGTGGAAACCTACGAGCCATCGCTTACCGAGATTCCGAAAATGTTGCTTGATTTGTTAAACGACAAAGAGTTGCTTGACCTTTTTTCATCGCAGGCGGAGCAAACGAACGAGACCTCTTCTTCGTCTGCTATGGAGAATACAGGGGCAAGCGAGAACTAAAGCCCTTTATGCGGTATGTCTTGTCACGTATTAGAGTGTATCAGCGTGAAGAGGCATACCGTATTTATATGTCAGATGCATTTAAGGCTTATTTAGGGCTTGATACTCGTTTATATGATATTTTATACCCTACTATCGAAACACGTACCCCAGAGGGCATAATAGAGGGCATAAAAGCAAAATTAAGAGGATAGGATATGGATATATTTGATTTAGTTGCGAAATTAACGCTTGATACGACCCCATACGAGGACGGGTTAAAGGGCGCAGAATCCGATGCAACATCCATAGGCGGTAAAATCGGCGGTGTATTGGGTAAAATCGGTGGTGGTGTAGGGCTTGCCGTAGGTGCGGTTACTACGGGCGTAACAGCGTTAAGCGGTGCGCTTGTGGATGGCGTTACCGACCTTGCATCGTATGGCGACAACATCGATAAAATGTCGCAGAAAATGGGCATAAGTGCCGAGGCATACCAAGAGTGGGATGCCGTGATGCAACATAGCGGTACATCGATGGAAACACTTAAGGCATCAATGAAAACTATGGCAAACGCCGTAGAAAACAATAACGAGGCATTTGCACAGTTAGGCATCACCGAAGAACAGCTTGCAACAATGTCGCAGGAGGATATTTTTTCATCCGTTATAACTGGCTTGCAGAATATGGAAGAGGGCACAGAGCGCACATACATTGCAGGACAGCTTTTAGGGCGTGGCGCAACGGAATTAGGCGCACTTTTAAACACATCTGCCGAGGAAACGCAGGCAATGAAAGACCGTGTACACGAATTAGGTGGTGTGTTATCGGATGAAGCGGTAAAAGCATCCGCATCATTCCAAGACCAGTTGCAGGATATGCAGACAGCACAACAGAGCTTATCGAGGAATATGCTTTCGGATTTCCTGCCAAGCATAACAACTGTTATGGGTGGCTTGACCGATTTATTTGCAGGAGATTACGAAAGCGGTGCGGAGCAGATATCAAGTGGTATCGATAATATCATAACAAACGTTACCGAAAAATTACCTCAGTTTATGGACGTAGGCGCAGAAATTATAATGAATCTGGGAAATTCAATCGTTACAAATGCGCCAAAAATCCTAAAATCGGGAATTTCCGTTATTAAAGAACTGGCAATCGGATTTACCGAATCCTTGCCAGATTTGATTGACACGGCGAGCGAAATAATAACAACCGTTATTGATTCATTGAGCGAAACCTTGCCCGAGCTTTTGCCAAAACTTTTGAGTGCCGTGATACAGCTTGTTAGCAGGCTTTTAGACCATTTGCCCGAAATTTTAAGCAGTTTGCTTGGTCTGGTGGAAGCTTTGGTCAATTCATTGCTGACAGAGGGCTTGCCTATGTTGCTTTCAGCCCTGCCAGATATCATAGTTGGCGTGGTGAATTTTATTGTCAGTGCCATCCCTCAGATTTTGAATGCCGTAATAAGCATTGTGTTAGCCATCGCACAAAATCTGCCGACAATAATAACAAGTGTTATTTCAGTCCTACCTACAATAATAACAAGTGTTATTTCAGCCATTTTGAGCGCACTTCCTCAATTTATAGACGCAGGAATTCAGCTTTTTATCGGGCTGATTGGCGCACTTCCCGAAATAATAGAGGCTCTTATCGAAGCCGTTCCGTTAATAATTACGGGGTTTGTCGAAGCCTTTAAACAGAATGAGCCTAAATTCAAGGAAAGCGGTAAAAAATTGCTTGAATCGCTTGGAAACGGGCTGAAAAATCTGGGTAGCACCATCAAGGATGCGGTGAAGAAAATCTGGGATGCCTTGAAGAATAACTTTAAATCCGTTATCGACAATGCGAAGAAGTGGGGCACGGATTTGATTATGAACTTTGTTAACGGTATCAAATCAAAGATATCTGCCGTAACGGATGCGGTTAAAAATGTCGCAGGCAAGGTAAAAGACTTCCTTGGTGTTTCTGAGCCAGACGAAGGACCTCTGTCCAATTTTCATACATACGCACCCGATATGATGAAATTGTTTGCGCAGGGCGTTAAGGAAAACACGGATATTGTAACCGATCAGATTGCAAAGAGTTTCAACTTTGAACAGCCTATCGTAGACGTGACAAGCACCGATACATCTGCTACAATGAATAGGGATACCAATATGGAAATCGTAATAGATTTGTTGCAACAGCTTGTGGAAAAAGACCCCGTAGAACTTGGGGCAAATGCCGAGGGAATATTTAACCTTGTAAGAAAGAAAAGCACCGAATTTTACAAGACCACAAGTAGAAGTGCATTTGCGTGAGGATAAAAAATGCAGGTTATCATAGGGAATACAGATTTATCGCAATATGTGCAGGAAAAAAGCTATAAGGTAGATAGCGTTGATGATTACAGCGAGTGGAAAGATGCAGGCAAGCACCTGCATCGTATGGGCTACGTATCAAAGGTGCAAGGCTCTTTTGAGTTGGTTTTTATCGATGGTTATAATGGGCACGATGCCTATGGTGACTTTTTAAACCTTATTGCAGATAATTCAACCGACAAACGGCTTACCATAAAGGTTACTGTGGGAAATCTTAATAACCAGTTGAAAGAAATCGAGTGTTATTACGATTTAAAAACCAATTCTATGCGGTGGACAAAAAACGGTAGCAATGTAGTTGTTAAACGTATACTAATGACGATTGAGGAACGGTAAATGCTTACGGTTACAGATGCCACGAAAGAAGCGTGGGCAAGTGAAACATCGACCAAAACGCTATCGATATTGATAGTGGGTGAGGGATTTGTAGAGAATGAAGAAATCGAAGCAGATAGTTTTACCATAACCGAAAGCCTTATGTCGTCACGAAGTTTTGAAGCGGTCGGTTGTATCTCAAAAAAACTTGAATTTGTAACAAGTGGATTCAACCGACCCGTTTTAAAAAATAAACGTATTTATGCAAGCATTAAAGCCAATAATACCGAGGAAATCAATATATTCGCAGGGCTTGTGGATTCTGGTAAAAAGTTATCGCATAGAGGCTTGAAAAAGATAACGGCATACGATGAATTTTACCGATTATCAAACGTGGATGTAACGGATTGGTATAACAATCTGGAGGAAACAACTATATACGGGGCATTGCAGGATTTTGCATTGCACAATGCAATTGGCATAGCCCCTAATATCGTGCTTATAAACGGCACGATGCCTTGCTTTGGCGGTACATATCGCAGGGTAAAAAAGCTATCGGGATTAGACTTTTTAAAGCACGTATGCCAGATAAACGGGTGCTTTGGATATTTTAATAATAACGGTGTGTTTGATGTAAAGTACATAAACGTAAAACGGCAAAGGGCTTTGTATCCTGCCGATAGTTTGTTTCCGTCAAATGATATATACCCGTCAGATTATGAATCTGGTGGCGATGTAACCCAGACCATTATAAACGCATACGAAAGCCTTGATTATTCCGATTATACGATTAAGCCTATTGATAACGTAATAATCCGTGATACATCCAAGGATTATGGCGTACAGTATTACGGCGGTGGTGCAAATTCATATATTATACAAGGTAATATCTTTGCGTTTAACCAAGATTATGAAACCTTGCACGGGGCTTTGCTTAAGATATTCAATGTGCTTTCGCAGATAACATTTAGACCGTTTAAAAGCGGTCAGAATGCGTATCCGTGGCTTGAATGTGGCGACAATCTGATTTATTATGATTATGATAATAATGGCAATCAGATAACGGTAGAAACCTTGATAATGGCAAGAACATTAAAAGGCGACCAAGCTATGTGGGATGATTACAAAGCCGAGGGCGAAATAGACGAACTTAACGAGTTTGATTTAAAAGCACAGCTTGAAGATATACAGAACCAGTTAGAGGGAAGTAATGATAACGGTTAATAACCTTACTAAAGAGGCGTGGAAATCTGAAATATCGCAGAAGCATATCACCGTTACCGTAAACGGTGTGGGTACAATTGACGAATCAAATATAGATGTTGATAGCTTTGAATTGATTGAGAGTATTGTATCATCACCATCTATTGAATTTGTAGGCTGTATCGCACGTAAACTAACCTTTACCACGGATGCGTTTAACGATGCGTATTTAAAGAATAAGCAAATAAAAGTATGGTTACAAGCCGACCACACGCAAAGGATAGCGGTATTTACTGGCATAATAGATGAATCCGTTAAGGCATCTATGAAAGGCTTGAAAAAGATAACGGCGTATGATGATTTTTACCGTTTATCGCAGATTGATGTATCTGGGTGGTGGAATAGTTTAGGTGTATCTACTATTTATCGCTCTTTTCTGTCGTTCAAAGCAAAATATGGCATAGATAATTATGTATTGTGGTTACAGAATGGCGATTATCCTTGCTTTGGCGGTACAAAAAAGCGTGTGCGTGAAATGTCGGGGCTTGATTATCTGATGCAACTGTGCCAAATAAACGGCGTTATCGGTTATATCGATGGCGATGGTATGTTTTCCGTAAAGCACTTAAACGAGCAGGGGCACGAAGATGTACCTGCGTTTAAAGATTTTGAGTATGAGGATTATGATGTAAAAGCCATTGATAAAATTATTATCCGCAATACTTCTGATGAAAGCGGTGTGTTCTACCCGTATTCTGGCGTAAATTCCTATATCATACAAGGTAATATATTTGCATACGACCAAACGGGTACGGATTTGCTTGAAATGGCGCAAAACATCCTTGATGAAGTAGCGGAGATAGGGTTTAAACCTTTTTCGGCATTCCAGATTGCTTATCCGTGGTTAGAATGTGGCGATACAGTATCCTATACCGATGTAGACGATGATGGAGTAGAACACACCTTAACCTTACTGGTGATGAACCGTAGGTTATCTGGCAATCAGTTTATGTCAGATGAATATTCCGCAGAGGGTGAGCAAGACCAAAGGTTATTTATTACCGATTTGCAAATGCAAGTAGAGGATATAAAAAACCAGATGGAAGAGGGCGAAGAAAAAGAGGATAACAATTACCGTGGGTTAATATTTGTGGAGTATAACGATAATCCCGAGGTTGAAATATACGGCGGTATAGCAGAAGTTGTAAACGGTATAGTAACGGAGATAAGTTAATGGGCGAATGGGAGTTAGTCAATATACAAGGCATATCTGGAAGGGGCTATTATGATTATGCATCTGTAAAGAGGATAGCTGATAAAATTGGTGGTACGGTCAATTACGCATCTGAACTGGGGTATACATCAATAAGCGGATTGTGGAGCACAACCACGCCTCAAATGAATTTACTACCCGTATACATTCCAGATGGCTCAATTTATGGATTGATTTTTTACGGTGGGTGGTCTTATGGTTCGCCAGATTCAAGGATATATTTTGTAGACCTCAACGAAAGCGGTGACGTAGCATCAAAAGGTAGTATAGATGGCACACCTTATGTAGGGTATAATATGGTCGCAATTTATACAGACGGTGACTTTTCTGTAATCAAAACACCGGATGGGAATAGTTACCGAAATTGGTTTGGTTTTGATACTTGCGAAAATGTTTTACTTGATACTGATTGCTTTTGTTGTATTGGTAATAATGGTCAAATAGTAGATTTAGAAAACCCGAAATCAGAAGATTACCTTTATATTTATGCAAGCTCTATGATTGGCGGTGGTGATAATATTGTTCAGAATGATGGTTCATTATTTGTAGAAATTATACCTCATTCAGCTTATTATCCATCATATAGTAGTTCATCGTTAAGTGCTAATATTTTAACGTGCAATAACATAAAAAAATCCATTTATGATTATAGCAACCGAAATAGAATTATCGAAGTTAACGGAGTAAAGTTTTCAATGTTGACAAATAGATTTTATATTCCCGTGGAGTAAATTATGGCAATTTCAAACGATTGGCAAAATGTACCATTAAACAAAATATCAATTCAAGATGTGACAGAAACATACCGTGCAACAATCTACGACAGGGAATCGGTAGAAAGAATCGCAAGTGTTATGGGGTGGGAGTGTATACCTATATCCCAGACCTTTAAAATCAAATATTATTCGAATGAAAACTGGGATGAATACCCTGCTAATGATATATATGCAATAAGACCAATAGACCAAGCCGATAATTATGGTTTGGCTGTGATTCCTGCATTTATAAGTGTAAGTAGCCGTGGATATTATTGCGTGTTTGCTGTCGTGTCATTATCAAATGGTTATTGCGTCACATACGTAAATTACAGTTACACCAATATTGATAGTAATATAATGGTATTAAGACCTTCTGCCACGGGCTGTATGGGAATTAAATTTTTCAGAAGCGGAAATACACAAGTAAGATTGTGTCTTGATAATTTTCTTAACCCGAAAACAGAAAATGTAAAATGGGGTGTAATATCATCAGTGTCAATAAATACGCCGAGCGATGGTTCAAGTAAATATTTTATGGATTTATATACTGGAACAATTTTAGGGATAACGGCATCCTCTGGAAGCCATTATAATATAGTATCACCATCAAGCA